AAAAAATGGCAATCATAACAGTAAGAAATCGTGCAATAAACCTAGATGCGGCAGAAATACCTAATATAGACGCAAGTAAAATTACGTCAGGAACATTTGCAGACGCAAGAATAGCGGCATCTAACGTATCACAACACGCATCATCTTTTGATGATAATAAAATTGTCAATGATATTTCTACGTTAGGATTAAGAGTACACACTCAAGAAAATCTCACAGCTTCCAATACCTCGTCTGCAAGTTTTGACACGTTTCAAGATAGTTCTGGGATTACGAATTTAACTAATTGCAATAGAAATGCTAGTGAGTTTATTTCTTCTGTTTATGGAACAGCAATACCAACGAACACTCAATTATATGTAAAGTCTAATAGTGCCTCTAATGGCAGTACCAGTTTTACTGACAGCTCATCTTCTGGCAGAACACTAACAGCAGGTGGAGATGCACAACACAGCACAGCATACACGAAAATCACAGGTTCAACTTCTTCAATAAAAGGAGATGGAACTGGAGATTATATTGAATTTGCAAACACTTCCGATATGGGTTCTATGGACGATTTTTATATGGGTCTATGGGTAAGAAGTGATAGGTCTTGGACAACATCTAACAATAAATTAATAACAATGGGTGGTCATGGAAATGGCTATGATTACAATGGTTGGAGTTTTCAAGTTAATTCTAGTAGTAAGTTAGAGTTTCACTCAACAGCAGGGGGACACCCATCAGCAGGACATGGTTGGCAATTAAATTGTAGAACAAATAGTCCCATATCATTATCACAAGACACTTGGTATCATTTAGCAGTTGGAAGAACTGGAAGCACTTGGGCGTTTTGGAAAGATGGTCAAGTATTAGAAAGTAATAGTTATAATTTTTCACAAGGAAATTCATCAGTACAAATTGGTCAAGGTGGCAGAGATGGTAAAATTGGTATGGCGTCAGATAACTCAGGTGCAACTGGAATATCTGGGTACTATGATAATGTAATTGTTATTAAAGGTTCACACCCATTTACAGCAAGTTCTAATTACACACCACCAACAGAATATTATGGATTGATTGCTAATGCAACTGGCTCGTTTGAGGGAAACCCAATCACAGCTTCATCAACAAACAAGATGGGTGCAGTAATTACTTATCAAGACAATGCAGGTACTAACGCATTGAATACAGATATTATTTTAAAATTATCAGCAGACAATGGTTCAAACTATTCAACTGCTACACTTACTGCTTTACCTGACTTTGCTACTGGAATTAAAATGGCAAAAGTTAATGACCTCTCAGTAACAGCAGGTACACAATTAAAATATAAATTAGAATTTGCTAATCAAAACGCTTCTTCAAAAGAAGCTAGAATTAGAGGAGTTAGTTTACAATACTAATGGCTAGAAAAAAATCAGTAACTGCCAAACAGCTTGTAGACCAAGCAACAGGTATACGACTTTCAGCCCATGAACGACTGTGTGCAGAGCGTATGCAGACAATACAAAATAGTATAAATGAATTAAAAAGAGAAGTTAAATCTTTACGAACAGATGTTTCTACTGGAAAAGGAATGGTAAAAGTTTTAGTTTTCTTAGGAACAATAGTAGCAACCATAATTGGTGTGCTAAGTATAAAATAAAATTATGTTTAAGATAACAGCATTACTCTGCATATTAGCAGTAAATGGTGAAAATTTATGTATGTTTGGTGATTTACCTACTACACAATATTATCAAACACCACAAGAGTGTTTTAATGTTGCACGTGAAATAGGTGAAGAAGTAAACGAAGAATTTATTAGAAGAAACATTAGCATAAGTATGCAATGTGTAAAAATAGGAGAAGCAGTATGATGATATATGGTGAAACGCTTACACAATGGAAAAACCATGTTGTAACGAAAATTAAAGACAACAAGAAAGTAGTTATAGCTTTCTGTGTGTGGTCTATATTTCTATATTGGTTATAAAAATGTTACCTTATAGATTATTATTTAACATAGGCTCTAAAGCTGTTGGTACTTTTATGCAAAGAAGGCAGGAAAAAAGCCAACGTAAACATGACATTGCTATGCGAGAAATGGCAACAGGCAATGAAAGAGCTAAAAGAAATGGCTCATTAATACTAGATTTAGTATTAGGTGCGTTTATATTAGCACCTTTAGGTATACTTGCCTACGCCGCATTTTATGGTGATATGGTAATGTTACAAAAAGTAGAGTTTTATTTTGACAAATTAAAAGAAATACCAGAAGTATATTTATATTTAATTTTCATTGTAGTGGGTGGAAATTATGGTATATCAGTTACTAATTTACTAACTAACAAAAAGTTTAAATAATGAAAGTCAGTTCAGAAACATCAGTTGCTATGCCAATTAAAAACATGATTGGTATAATTGCGGCTGTTGCGGCAGGAATATTTGCTTATACAGAAATAACAGCTAGACTTACATCTTTAGAAACAAGTCGTGAGTTAATGAACGCTGACCTTCTTAAAAAAAGCGAACAGACAACTACAGACCAAGAACAATTTTTGTTGTTGGAGAGTTTATTTTCTGACGTAGAAAAGTTACAAAAGACTCAAGAACAAAATATGACTAATAAAGTTAATATTGAATTTACACAAGAACAATTAAAAAAGGCTTTAAGAGATATTGAAAAATTAAAAGACAAAGTCAGAGAAAACGGAGCATATAATGGCACTAACTAAAAGACAAAAAACAACATTATCAAAACATAAAAAACATCACACAGCTAAACACATGAAATTTATGAAAACAGCAATGTCTAGCAAAGGCATGTCATTTACAAAAGCTCATAAATTAGCAATGAGTAAAGTAGGCAAGTAATGATAGAAACAGTTGTTGCATTGTTAATGATAGTTAATAATGAAATAAAAGAACATAGAATACAACCATCTATGAGTGAGTGTCTCAAAGGTAAAAGGATTGCCATGAGGTCAACAAAATCAGGTGGTAATGTACGATATGAGTGCCTAAAATCTGAGGCAGAATTAGAATTGTATTTAGGTAAAAAACATATTAAAAAGTTAATCTTAAAATAGGAGTTATATGGCTACAAGTCTTGATGACTTAATACAACCAAGTAAAGACCAAATTATAGAAAACTTAAAAAAAGAAAATAAAGAATTAAAAAAAGAAAAAGAAGAGCTAGAACGTAAAGTTAAGAACGAACAAGAGTCTAGGCTTATGGAATATCACACCCCTTAATCATGGCTAGAGTTAATTTTAAACACATAGAAGTAAGAGAAAAACCTAAGAAGAGAAAAGGAAGACATGCAAAAAGACCAAACAAATCATTCAGCAGAAAAAAATACAGAGGACAAGGTCGTTAATATTGATGATATTGTTAAAGAATTGCCAGAATTATTGGTCAAACATGCGTATACAAAATTAAAATCAGGAGAAGAGCTAACAGCTTCAGAGATGAAAGTGTGTTTAGAGGTTTGTAAAACTTATAGTACAGATAATCTTAACAAAAAACCTGAAAACATTTTAGATAACGTACCGTTTGATACTGATGGATAAACGAATAAAGAATTTTAAAAATTTTTTGTATCTGTGTTGGAAACACTTAAATTTACCAGAACCAACACCTATACAGTACGATATAGCTGATTATTTACAATCAGAAGACAAAAGATTAGTTATAGAAGCATTTAGAGGAGTAGGTAAATCATGGATTACTTCAGCGTTTGTCTGCCATCAATTACTTCTAAATCCACAACGTAATATATTAGTTGTATCTGCATCTAAAAGTAGGGCTGATGACTTCAGTACATTTACACAGCGTTTAATTGCTGAGATGCCAATATTAAAACACCTAGTACCTAAAGACAACCAAAGACATTCTAAGGTTAGTTTTGACGTAGCACCTGCTCGTGCATCACATGCACCTAGTGTAAAGTCTATGGGTATTACAGGTCAACTTACAGGTTCACGTGCAGACTTAATTATTGCAGATGACGTAGAGTCAGCTAATAACTCACAAACACAACTTATGCGTGATAGACTTAGTGAGACAGTAAAAGAGTTTGACGCTATTATAAAACCAGAAGTAGGACGTATTATATTTCTAGGTACACCACAGACAGAAATGTCTTTGTATAATAGCTTAGAAGAACGTGGGTTTAAAACAAAGATATGGACAGCATTGTACCCTAATAAAGTACAAAAGATAGGCTATGGTCACAAACTAGCACCTATTATTGCTGATGTTCATAACAAAGAAGGTAAACCTACAGATTCTAAAAGATTTGATGAGGTAGACCTATTAGAAAGACTTAGTTCTTATGGACGTAGTGGATTCAACCTACAGTTTATGTTAGATACTACTATGTCTGACGCTAATAGATACCCTCTAAAACTAAATGATTTAATTGTAGCTTCAGGTTGTTCTACATGGAAAGAAGCTCCTGCTAAAATACAGTGGGCTAGTTCTCCTGAACAAATGAAAGCTATAGACCCTGAGTTACCCAATGTGGGACTCAAAGGTGACTATTATGTAGCACCATTGTTTATGTCTAAAGAATATACACAATTTGAAGGCACTATAATGTCTATAGACCCTTCAGGTCGTGGAGAAGACAAAACAGCGTATGCGGTGCTTAAAATGCTTCATGGAGTGCTTTATTTGACTGCTATAGGTTCATTAGATGGTGGCTATTCAGATGACACTATGTATAAGTTATCTAATATAGCTAAGAAAAATGATGTAAACTATGTAGTTATAGAGTCTAACTTTGGTGATGGTATGGCTACAGCTTTACTAAAACCTATAATGGCTAAGATACACCCATGTGAAGTAGAAGAAGTAAGACACAATATACAAAAAGAAAAGCGTATCATAGATACTTTAGAGCCAATTATGAATGGTCATAGGCTTGTAATAGATGATTTGTTAATAAAAGAAGACTTTAAATTAGAACCTAATCATCAGTTGTTTAGACAAATGACTAGAATAACTAGAGACAAAGGAGCGTTACGACATGATGACCAGATTGATGCTTTGGCTATTGCCGCTAATGCTTGGGTTGAACGTATGGACAGAGACCAAATCTTATCCTACAATCAACATAAAGAAGAGCTATTGGATAGAGAATTGGAACGCTTTATGGAAAGTACAATCGGAAGACAACCACATAAGGATAGTTGGATATAATATGGATATAACACAAAACAAACACATGTTAAGCGTAGCAGAACGAATTAAAAAACATGAAGGTTTTAGAGTAAATGTGTATGATGACCATTTAGGAAACAAAACAGGTGGCTATGGTCACTTAATGTTAGAAGGAGAAACTGAGCCTGAAGGTGGTTACACTAAAGAGTATTGGGAAGGTGTATTCCAAAAAGATTTTAACACTGCTGTAAATGGTGCTGTTAAACTTGTAGGCAATGATGTACCACCAGAAGTTATGGGTATTGTAACTGAGATGGTATTTCAACTAGGATATAACGGTACGTCTAAATTTAAGAAGACTCTAGGTTATATAAAAGAAGGTTCATACTATCAAGCTAGTAAAGAAATGCTTGATTCTGACTGGGCTAAACAAACACCAGAACGTGCTATGTCTTTGTCTAAGATTATGGCTAATATTCAATAAAAAAATTTGAAGGGGTATATCGTATATACGAGAGGCAGTTATCCCCATACGATACGCCAAAAACTGCACAAAAAAGAGCCAAAAGTCTGCATATATAGGCGTTTTTTTGCTGTATATACATAACGGACATAATATCCGTTGCGGCTGTGGGTTTTCTTTTTGTGTGTGTTTGAGCTTGTCTGTTTTTTTGGTTTTGTGTTTCACTTAGTAAAGTTCCCATATAAGATAGAGCAAGGGTTCACAGGTATACACAGAGGGACACTCACTCACTACTTACACACCAACACACTAACAAGATAAGAAGAGGACATGAACAAGTTGAAGCTGTGGACTCTAGCCGCATTGGTTGGCTATTGGTTCACTCTAATTACAATCACATCAATTAATTATTTATGATTTATTAAAATATATCAAAAGACATAATTAAGCCACAATCTGCGGCAGAACAACGCACTGCCTATTTTTTTCTTTTAATCCGTTTTTATTCTGATATAACTTTCAATATAGCGTTTTGCTAGTTTTAGAGCTGATAACAAAAACTAAGTGCCTCGTGAGTGAGTCAGATGCGGCAGACACCAGTATCACACTAGCTAGTTGCGAACACGAAGGGAAGCCCACACGAGCCCAGAAGGCGGACAGCCAAAAGCTGTAGTAGGTCTGGGAGTCTCTGTTGTCTCATATTATTTAATATGACTGATGAGCTGTCAGCAACAGCGAAACAACACGGAGTCTTATATATGCCTAAACGTATAAATAAGAAGGTGTCTAAAATGCAGAATGAAGACGCTCTTGCAAAGTTTAAAGACGAGCAAGACAAGAACGAGCATTTTGCAAGATACCAAAAAGAGCAAGACCCTGACAAACGTAAGAAAATGTTGTCAGAGGCACTTGCAGAGGGTTGGCTGTAACCTTTATTGGTTATGGTTGCCAAACACTAGAGCACATGTTCAACGAGATACAAATTGAGCGAATTGGTTTT